TATTCAAGTCTATGGTATGGGAACTTATAAAAGAGCCCAAGATGGTTCTAAGACTAGAAGTTTATATGGTGGACAAAATGAATACGAACTAAACTGCTATATTAATTAAATGAAACTTTCAGAGTGTATCATTGTATCTAAAGAAATTAAGGATAAATTTATATTAGCTAAGAATAGAGATAGAGCTTATAATCCTTCTTTAGAAATTGTACATACTATCATCGATGGTGTGGAAGTTGCATATCTACATGATTTAATAACTGATTGGAGTGAGGGTTTAAATGAAAACGGAATTGGTGTTGTAAACGCAGCACTATTAGTTGGACACGATGAGGCTGAGGCTAAGCTTGTAAAGAAAGCTGGAAAGCCAGGACCTGATGGTGATAAGATGAGAAACATCATTAAGCAACCTACCCTAATGGATGCAGTAAGAGCAGCACTACAATATAAAGGTAAGAGTGGATTATCTTTGAAGGGTCATACATTTGTATCATCACCAAAACATATGGTTAGTATTGAAACTACATCAAAGCATAAGCCGGATGTTAAACTTCAAAACTCCGAATCACCGGTTGTTAGAACAAATCACGGACATATGTTCACCGATGCTGGATACACACATGGTGAGAAATATCTAAGTTCAAAAATGAGAAAGATATCAGCTGAAAAATCAGTTGATAAAGTTGAAGATTGGAAAGCAATAGCACAAGCTATGAGAAAGGAATACTTCCCAAATAGACCGGCTCTTAATATGAAAAGAGATACGGAAGAAATGTCTACATCATCTCAAACTGTAATGAACCTAACGGATAAGGTATTACAAATAACATACTTTAAGGGTAAGGTAAACGAATTCAAAGGTATTAATAGACAATTACCTGATGGATATCAACCTAAGATTACAATTGAAGTAATCCCAGTTTAATTTCAACATTTTAATAGAACCATATTTATATACATACAAAATGTAAATATATTAATATGTCAACAGAATTCGAATTATTTAAAGGAAAGAATCTAAGTTCTCTATTTGAGGATATCTATAACAATCAGTTATCTAAAAAAGCAAAGATATCGGCTTTAATAGAAGAACTTAAAAAGATGATTAAACACGCTGGTGATGTAGCTAGTGTAGGTCCTATTTTATCTTCACTAATTGATAGTTCCGTAAAGAACGATGACCAATTGGTTAAACTTGCAACAATCGCAACTAAAATTATAGCATCGGAAAAGAAAACCGAAGGGCAAGATGGATTCTTAACTGAATTTGAAAAGAATCAATTACTTAGAGAATTGGAAGAAACTAAACAAGAAGTAGAAAGAGTAGATGATTTGGAATTTGAATTGGAAGATTTAAAAAAGAAAATGAAATAAGATGGCATTAGATAATTCACAAAGTTCGGTAAGTTCGGTACAAAGTGCTGGAGTTAAACAGCCAATGGGTTTTGGAATTGTATATTCCGTTATTTTAGATGAAAATCATCCGTACTTAAAAGGAAGTGTTGGTGATACACAAATACAAAGACAAGGAGAGGCAGCCTATATGGGCGCAATTCAATACAGAATCACAGGGCAACCAAGTACTGATGATGCATCATTGCCTGTTGCATTTCCTTATGATAAAAATTTCAAAACAATACCATTAGTAAACGAATCTGTTGAAATACTTCAAAATAATGGTGTATCTTATTATAGAAGAATTGGTTTAGAAAAAACACCAAATATTGATAGTAAAAAAACACAAATATCAGAATTATTTCCACCCGAACAACAAGTTGATGATGTAAAGAAAAATTATAAAACAGTTCAAGAGACAGGAACTACAATGAGTAATGTTAATGAATCATCTAAATATGATAAGTTTGGTGAATATTTTCAAGAAGAACCTGGTATACATAAATTAAAATTATATGAAGGTGATAGTTTAATTGAAACAAGATTTGGACAATCACTTAGGTTTTCTGGATTTAATAATTCGGAAAAAATATTTTCACCAACAATAATATTAAGAAATAATGAAAATGCTGAATCAAAAAAGCAGTTAATAAAATTACCAACCGAAGAAGATGTAAATAGAGATGGTAGCGTAATACTTTTAGGTTCTAATCAATACCAACTAGCATTTCAGCCCGGTACAATATCGGATAAAGGTTCATCTGATTTTGAAACTAAACCTAATTCATTTAAAGCATTTCCATCTAAATTAATAGGAGACCAAATTTTAATTAATTCTGGTAGAGTTATTATTTCGGCAAAAAATGCAGAAATGATGTTCTTTTCAAAAAAGAATTACGGATTCATATCAGATGGGGCAATGTCAATTGATAATAAATTAGGAATTGATATAACTGTAGGTGATAATATAAATGTAACAGCAGCGGATAGGGATATAAATTTTAATACATCCAATGGTAAAATAAATTTAGGTAATACAAAATTAGAACCATTAGTTAAGGGAGATAGTTGGGTTACGTTGATGGAAGAATTAATAGATGCAATTGTGGCACAGCAATTCTTAACACCATCTGGTCCTTCGGCAACTGGACCGGTAAATAAACCATCATTTAATACAATAAAATCTAAATTAAAATCTGTATTGAGTGAATTAAATAAAACTTCTTAAAAATGTCTTGGGAGGTATTTAAAGAAAATATTTTAAACACAGTAACCAATCCAGAATCTATAAATTCAACGGATACGATTGCTGATTTGTACGCAACTGAATATGATGCTGCTATAAAGCGTGGTGCTGATATTTTATTTCAATCAAAGATGAAAGCAGGTAATGTACAATCTTTGAAACTATTAATCAAATCTGCATTAGATAGTGGTGTATCTCAAAAAGAACCATACGATTTGGTTGGGGAGATGGGAAAGGGGGTTTTAGCGTATTGGGCAGGGGCACAATTAGACCCATCCTCAATACCATCACCACCTACAACACCACCTGCAACTGGAGCAGTTCAAAATATTCAAATAGTATCTGTCGTATGTACCAATAGTGGACAATGGCAACAACCCACATTAGGAGGAAGTGAACCTGATTTAAGAGAGGGTGAAACTGAAAATGATGACATGCCTGATACTGAACTTGGAGAAACTCAAGAAATATTAGGAGAAATACCACAAGACGAAGAATCCGATGACCCACAAGCATTAGAAAAAGAACAATCATCATTTTTTAATACACAAGCAGAAGAAGTTGAAATTAGCGGTGTAGACCCAATAACTGACCCACAAGTAATACCTCCACAACCAGCACCTACACCTATTGATACTTCCACACCGGTTGATACATCAAACCCTGCTGACCCAAACAAAGCACCTATTGCTGAAGTAAATAGTCCAAGAATAACAACAAATGTAGGAAAAACAGCACCACCACCTCCACCCGGTTTAGCCAGTTTTGGAAATGGTAAAATTCCAAAAGATAAATTAGGAAGTATAGATGCATCATACGGAGGAGGAATATTACACATTGAAGCTGCGAAAATGTATAATAAATTAATAGCACAAGCCAAAAAGGAAGGAGTTAAGTGGAGAGTATCATCTACATATAGAGATTATGAGGGGCAAGTTGCTTGTTTTAAAAAATATGGTTCTGGTAGTGCAGCTAAACCAGGCTTTTCACCACATGGTTGGGGGTTATCTTTGGATTTTGGAGAAATAGCTGGTATGCAAGAAGCTAGAGCAAAATCATTAGGAGTGGGGAGAGCTACAGCTGCTCCTGCCAGATACACACAAGAAAATTCTAAAATATATCAATGGTTAGCTAGAAATGGTCCCAAATATGGTTGGTATAATCCATATAGATTGGCTGACGGTGCTGGTATGGATGAAACATGGCATTGGGAATATTGGGGGTTTTATACATTAACTAAAGAACAAAGACAAGCGTAATATGGGAGCTATACAACCAACTAAAAATCATAAATTAATAATTGATGAGTTTATACGATACGCTCAACAACATTTAAATACAGTTAGTGGTATCGTAAACACTGTATCTACATACCCTCCATTGAATACACCCGGACCCGGAATAATTAATTGGTCTGGATATAGTGTACAACCTGCTAATTTATCAGGACTAACATCCGATGAATTTTTTGAAGAAGCAGAAGCGATAGAACGTGATATTAATGAAGAATATCCTGCAAATCAAAAATTGTATGAAGAACAATTCGAAACGGAAGAAGCTGCTATGGAAAATAATAGCGATGTTACAGCAGAATCAGCATTTTTCCGTGTAAACCAATATAATGATGAAAAGGAATTTGGAGTAGACCCAGTAACTGACCCGCAAATAATACAACCACAACCGGCTCCAACTCCATACGAACCACCTCCAGCGGCAGCACCAGCTGTTGATTTAAAGGAAAAAAAAGTAGCAGGGCCTGTTGGTAGAGGAGATGAGGCGTTATTTAGAAAATGTGGTAATGGAGTATGGCCGGCATTAGGTAATGCACCTAGTTTTGAAGTAAGTTCTACACAACCCGGTAAATGTACAAGATATTGGTATAAAGTAAATACGGAATATATGACAAAAAATTGTACACAAATAATGTTTCCAACTTCAAGTGGAGATAAGAAAATAACTGTACATAAAGATTTAGCGGCTATTGTTAAACCAGCAATTGTAAAGATAAAAGCACTGGGTTTGCAAAAATATATTGAAAATTGTGGGGGTGGTTTAGCGGTAAGAAACGTAACTTGTGGAAGTAGATTATCAAATCATAGTTGGGGAACTGCTATTGATATGAACACCACAAAATATCCGTATGGATACAAATTCAAATCAGACGGTATTTATGCTGGTAATGCAAAGATAAGAGATTTGAATGAGTTTGATAGAGGATTCCAACAAGTGGCAGCTATATTCAAATCACAAGGAATGACTTGGTTAAGTAATAATGACCCAATGCACGTTTCAATATATGAGTAACAATGATAATAATTCCCAAAAATAACAATTCAAATATTTATAAACATAACAAATAATAAAGTATGAATACGGACAAATTATTAAAAGCCATTCAGATTCTTATTAAAGAGGAGCTTAAAGAGCAATTACCTGCTTTAATTAAGGAAGGTGTGAAGGCTGAGATGAAAAAAATGTTAGCAGAGAGTAAACAACCTGCTAAACCAAAAACTACTGGATTATCAATGGCTAAAGCTATGTTAGATGATGAGCTTATTGAAGAATCGGTATCTACACAAGTAGTACCACAAAAACAATTCAGTAAAAACCCAATGATTAATCAAATCCTTAATGAAACACGTGGTGGAATCCCACAAGGAGATGGAGGGTTCAGAACAATGAGTTTTGGACAAGGTGATATGGGTTCTATTGTAGGTAAAACAGCAATTGCTGAAAAAATGGGTTATGGTGATTTAGCGAAAGGACCTTCTCCAACTGGATTGGGTGTAAATACTGGAGTAGCTGAATTGGATAAAGCTTTTAACAGAGATTATTCGGAATTGGTAAAAAGATTTAAGAAGTAATAATGGCAATTGTATTAGGACAAAAGTTAGTACAAGATACGAAAAAATTTGATGATTTTGCGATAGGTATAACTTTGCCAATACAAATTGGTAATACTGCATTTAATCAAAGTTTTAAAACTGCAGAGCAAGCTAGTTCTAATATAAAAAATCTATTATTAACAAAGAGAGGTGAAAGAATAATGCAACCTAATTTTGGTAGTGGTCTTCAAGAATTATTATTTGAATTTAATGATGATGCATTGGCCGAAAAAATAGAAGATGCCGTTACATCGGCATTAGAAAATTGGTTACCATATATAAGTGTTGACCAAATTGATATAACAGCAAGTGATTTGGATAAAGATAATAACACGGTAAATGTATCAATCAAATTCAGAGTTTCAGGAAACCCAGACTTAAATACAGTCACCTTTAATGTAGGTGTATAATATAATAGAATATGTCAGTAACAATTACAAATAGAAATTTTAAAAATAAAGGAAAAGATATAAAATATCTTAATAAAGATTTTGCTTCATTTAGAAATAATTTAATTGAATTTGCAAAAACTTATTTTCCAAAAACATATTCTGATTTTAATGAATCATCTCCTGGTATGATGTTCATTGAGATGGCATCTTATATAGGTGATTCGTTATCATATTATATCGATGATACTTTAAAAGAGTCATTAATGACTTATGCGGAAGACCCTCAAAGTGTTCTTGCATTATCACAATATTTGGGATATAGACCTAAAGTAACTGCACCCGCAATAACTACATTAAGTGTGTATCAATTAGTTCCATCAATTGGAGTTGGTATTAACAACAAACCAGATGAAAAGTATTATTTAAGAATAAAAGAAGGTATGTTGAGTAAATCAACTAAGGCTGGTATAATTTTTAGAACAACTGATGTAGTGGATTTTTCTGATGAAAGTGATAGAGAAATAAGTATATATCAAAGAGATGTGAATACAGGAGAACCATTATTTTATTTAGTTAAAAAATATGTTCAAGCTTTGTCTGGTGAATTGGTAGAAACTCAAGTTTTATTTGATTCATATTCACCTTTTCAAAAAATAGATTTGCCTGAAACTAATGTGATTCAAATTTACGATTGTAGAGATTCTAATGGAAATAAATGGTATGAAGTTCCATATTTGGCACAAGAAATGGTTTTTGTTGATGCACCTAATACGGAGGTAAATGATCCTGATTTATATCAGTTTAAATCAACTGTACCATTTGTATTAAAAACAATAAAAACGGCTAGAAGATTTGTATCAAAAGTAAATCAAAACAATACAACATCTATCCAATTTGGTGCTGGTGATTCATCGGCATCTGATGAGCAATTGATTCCAAATCTTAAAAATGTTGGATTGGGTTTACCAAATTCTATAAGTAGATTGGAAGAATCATTTGACCCAACTAATTTTTTAAAAACTAAAACATACGGAACATCTCCATCCAGCACAACTATAACTGTAAAGTATATGATTGGTGGTGGTGTTGAATCAAATATACCTGTTGGGGAATTGACAAGAGTTGAT